AGCTTCTGGGACCTCTTTATTTACCCTTTTAAAGATTTCAGCCGCCGCTTCCATTGATCTATCTGGGGAAGAGGTGTTAATGATTAGGTTTGGGTATTTCTCTGCAGGTTTGAAGTCTGAGGTGTTAATCCCATTAGGAATCACAGCAAATTTCTCATCTGGTACATTTGGGAATAGAGATTTGTGAAATTTAGTCTTAACAAAGATTTTTTTAATCTTCTTTAATCTACTTTCTGTAAATTCTCCAGGAGAGATAACATCGTGGACATCAACATAAATGTTTTTTGCGTTCAAATCATAGTCACACATCTTAGGGCTACGCCATAAAAGCATGTGATTAGTTGCATCCTTGATGTTAAATTCCCAAAAAGGCTTCCATAAAACATTACCTTCTTGAACCCTTTTAGACCCAATATTAGCGTAAACTTCCACATTGTAACCGTTCTTAGCAAGATGTTGAGATAAATGGATGATGGCTTCTTCAGATCCTCCGAAACCTTTTGTCCTAAACAGCTCAGGATTCCACTCGTGTTCTGTAAAACCACAGTAAATAACGAAATCCTTATCACTGCATTCTGTCTTATAGAAGTTTTGATTATAAATAGCACAAACTCCAGGATGAGATCTCTGTTTGATAGGTAGAGAATCTATCTTTGCCTTTAGTTTATCCTTATCTTCGATTTTCTTAAGCTCTTCAATAACACCGAGGATTTTTTGTAATTCTTTGACCTCTTTATCCATCTCTTTAACAAGGGTTTGCATCCTTTCGTTTCTTGGATTGATTTCTAAACACCCTCTTAGTAGTGGTAGAGCCTTGTCAGGGCGGCTTTTCCTGAAGTAAACCTTAGCTAAAAGGTTCATAGGGTTATAGTCATAGTCCCTTGGATTGAAAACAATCATTGAATTATAGACAGGTTTCAAAGCCAATCCATAGAGTAAATATCTCTCAGATTGGTCTAAATTGCCCATATCGAAGAAGAATTGCCCTAGTGATAGGTAAGCATCAGGCCAGCTAGGTTGCATTCCTATACAGGTCTGTAGTTCTCTAACTGCATCTTCTTTCATACCTTTATCGTAATAAATCGAGGACAGTTTCTGTCTTATTAGATACTTTTCTGAGTCAGATTCTGATGTCTTTAAGAATTCGTTGAATATCCCTAACGCCTTGTTGGCTTTTCCACTGCCAATAAGGGCGTTACCGTAGTTAAAGTGATTCCTAGGGTCATTTTTGTCTGCTTCGTATGCTTCTTTAGCTATTTTTTCATTTCTATCCCTAGCTTCTTCTATTCTTTCCTCGTTGGTGAAGTGCATTCTGTCCATATCTGTAGAAAAACCAATAGATACATCACGATTCGCTGTAATATCCTCATGAATTCTTCCTTCCCATTCAAAAGAACCATCATTTCTAACAATCATGGTCTTTTTGTGAGCTACAACAGGTTGTTTATCATCATCAAAGTCGTATAGGTACCAGAAAGCGTAAGCATCTTTGTTCTCCTTAAGTACTACTGGCAGATTTTCTAATCCTCTCCACATGTCGTCTACGTCAGACCACATTATATACTCGTACTCTTTTGGTACTTGTTTAAAGTTAAAGTTTCTGGCAGCGGAAAAGTCATTTATCCATTTGAATTCAGAATAGTGAGCCTTGTATTCAGCACATATCTTTTTAACATGCCCTTCAAACGTTTTGTCGGCTGCTGTAATAAAAATACCATCTACATGGCCCTCCATATTATCTAAAAGCCTTCTCAATAATTTTACATCCTCCTTCTTATCTCTGGTTATTAGTGCTAGTGCAATCATATTAATAATTTGATGTTACTTTAAACTCAGGATATTCAGACATAAACCATTTGGAGTACTCTTTTTCGTCTAACATCTTAAGTTCGTCTTCTATTAAATTACTCATTAATAAGTGGTACAGTTTTTCAGGAATCCTGAATAACTCACGTTTCAAAGCGTGATCTTTATGCCCTACTTCAACTTCGGCAAAGTCTGTTTTTAAATTTTTCCTATAATCTGCAATTTGAGTTATTACTAAACGATATTCATCACGAAAAGACTGCTTGTATAGGGAAACAGCGTTTCGGACTTTGTTTTTTAATGTATTTGTTATTTCCATAATTAGATTAGTTACTGAGAGATTGTCTCGGGGACATCAATCTCTAAATATCCCCGAGCAACAACTAACTATTTCAAGAATCCGCTTGTAAACCAGTTACTGTCTTGGTTATTAACTTCTACAGTTAATGATCCATAAACAGCTTTTGGTGTATAAGCACCTCCTCTAGATAGTTCAGAATCAACCATTGGTTTATCAAGATAAGCCAATTTTAGTTTATTCTTATTCACAGCTAGAACTCTAGCAGTAGCATCAGCTGATTGCTGAATATATCTATGTTTGTGAATAGTTAAAGTACCGAAAGCAGTTTCATAAGTTGAAACAGTTCTTACGATAGTTGAAATTCCAGGAGCATTTACTACAACGTTAGATTTTTGTACAAATCCATCAATTGTAGATCTCAAAGAACTTCCTACGAATAAATCACGAGCAACATCACCATTTGAGTTTTCCCAGTTAGCTGACATCAAACCATCAAGGATTGAAGCAGAGAATACTGTACCAGATGTGTGAGCTGTAGTGTTTGTTGACTTAGAAATAGCTTGGATAATACCAGCCATTTTAGCAACAGTTCCTGAAGCACCAGATACTAATGAAGAACGAACAATGTCGAATTCAGCAGCATTTCCCCATTCCATCATAGCTTTAGAAAGTTGTCTTTCTAATTCGTTTTTACCATGATAGTGTTGAACAGCTTGCTGTTTTCTTGTGACTCGCAAAGGAATCGCAATTTCTTCTACAATGTTTGTTAATCGTGTTGGTGTACTTCTTTGTAGGTAAGTGTAGTCAGCACCTTGTTGTACAGCTTGAGACCCTGCGGCAGCAAGTGTATCTACTAGGAAAGAGTGAACTTCGTCAATCGCTTTAGTTTTACCTAAAGTAGACAAAAGTTGATTCTCTTCCGCTGTAAGAATTTCCACCATATTCAAGACAACGTCCTCTTTTCGAGCTACGTCACCATATGTTTGTAATACTTTATCGACAGCCATGTTATTAATTTATTAAGTTTATAAAGCCCTACGCGTCAAACCCGTAAGCCTCCATAACAGCTCTAGCTCCTTCTGCAGCTGCATCATCTTGACGCCCTGCTTGTTGAAGTTCACTGACCTTAGAGGTCCTACCTTGGGCGGAAGCCAAACGGGGATTTGGTTCCATTACTGACCTTTTAGACTCAGACTCCTCGAACTTTACAGCTCTTTCGTAAAGCCTGCTATATGATTCATCTTTAGCTGCTTCAGCAAAAGTAATATTCTTACTCTTCGCTATAGCTTCCAAAATTTCTTTGTTTTGACTGTGTTGAGGATTATCCCTTAGGAATAATGCGTCTTCAAAATCTTCCTTAGTCATATAACCGCTTTTCTTTAGTTCAGCTGCTGCCTTTTGAGTAGCATCTTCACTCTTCTTCCCTACGAAACTAAAAGTGTCTTTCAACGCCTTTAGCGCAGTTTCCTTATCTTGGAAATTCTTTCCCAAATGAGAATTAATTTCTGATAATGTCATCGCTTCGTTGTTCTCAGCACCTTCGGCTTGAGCTTGTTGGTCCTGAGAATTGTATTGTTCTTGGTTTTCAACAGCTCCTTCGCCGCCCACTTGGGGTAAGGTGTCTGGAGTAATGTTTTCTTTATCCATATTATAAAAAGTCTTATTCTGCTAAAACGGTATCCTTGATAGAATACCTGCCCAGAGGCCCATAGGGCCCTAAGGTAGGAACTCTACTCTTCTCTAAGGATGTATGATTTTTCCTTCAGCGAATCATTAACATCATTAGCTAAGTATTGCTCTACTTTCCCTTCTACTTCCTTAACCCATCTAACGAGTTCTTCTACTATCCCTCGCCTGGTCTTTATATCTAGAATGATCTGCTCTGGGGTCAAGGTCCCTTCAAGATTCATTATAGATTGCATATCATTAATCTTCTCCATTAGTAGACCTTTAACAAATGTCCATTCTTCAGATTCTACGAACCTGACCAACTTGTTGTTTTCTTTTATAAATTCTCTCCTGTCTTTATCCATGTTTATATTATACACCTAAACTTGCTTGATTGCTAAAATCTCTTGCAGGCTTTTCAGTCATTTGCCCCTGTGGTGGGAGCTCTTGTCTGCTTTCTCTCGCCTTGTATGACATCTCTGGAGGATAAGGTAATCCCATAGTGTCAAAGATTTGTCTGACAACTGGCATTCTTAAATCTTCAGGTAATAGGTTCGCACCCATTACTAACTTATCTACTGTAGAACCAACATCAAGAGCTTCGTTTGAAGCATAGACCATACAATCTGTTTGGTCAGCTAATATCTTTGTTAGGTTTTCAATAAAGATTTCAGGTCGAGATCTTAATTGTTCCTTAACTTCTGCCAAAGCAATCTGTAATTGTTCTGGAGCTAAGAATAGACCTGCTTCTTTAATTCCTTCTTGGTATTGATTGACATAGTAATATCCGATCCTATCTAAAATCTCGTCTATATTTTCATCCTTATTAAGGATTCTGATAATATCTCCACTACTTGCGTTATCTACTATTGCTTTCACAAGGTGTCTATTCATCGCTCTTTCTACAAAGAATCCACTTCGTTCCTTAATCTTTGTGAAAGCGTTCTTAGATGAACTAGCCTGTAGTGAAGCGTTTGTTGCAGTAGTTGAGGCTGGCATTCTTTCACCAGTAATGGTTTCAAATGTCCTTGTGATTCTCTTAGCAATATCCCTAATCACTCCTTCGTCTGTATAGGAAGCTTGAGATGCTTCTTGCATAACTAGCTGTTCGATGTCGTCCATTGATTGAACGAGCACAGCTCCATTAGAACCAAGCTTTTGAATTGATTGTGGTGTAATGTTTGCTCCTCTTTTGATCTTAAATAGACCTAGTTGAGAAACATAGCTCCTATTTATTCGGATGTTAATAATGATGTTAATCCAAAGTTGTAGCATCATTACTTGTTCGACAGGTCCCCTTCCATCCCATCTTCCTGGAACTTTCATAGCCCAATCTTCTTCGTAAGGCTTAATAATGTTTCCTTCCTTGTCAGTAGTATCGTTCTTCTCTATCAGGTGGCATTTTGGTGATCCTGCTTCTAAACCAGAGACAACAATGTGCCCATCTACTTCTTCAGTGTCCTTTCTATCACCAGTAATAAGATATTCAGGTATCTTGCCCCAAGTTTCCCAAACATCAACATGCTTTGAGTTTCCCCCATGACCTGATTTAAGCATCTCAGCATCAAAAACAGGTAAACCTTCTTCTGCTCTGACACCACTAGTATTCTTCCAGCCGTCCATTCCTTTAATTTCGTCAGCGAACATCAAGGATCTTTCGGTTACCCTGTACGCCGCCTGAATAGATTCTGCTGTTGGATCTATATAAAAGTTAAGTCTGTGAACTAATTTCCTTTTAACCCTATTCTTTCCTTTGATTTTTCTTTTAATAAACTTCCAAATAGCTGTTCCAGTTATAGATTTCTGGAAAGCTGAGTCGTCTAGATCCTGACCAAAGTAGGTTTCCTGCAGTTCTGTTTTTACTAACTGTCTTGTTAGTTGTGTTACTGCATAAGAACCTCCTGGTTTGGTTATAAAATTGATGTCTGCCAAGTCTAGATCAGCATTATCTGTCCACGCATTTGCAACTTCTTCTGATAAAGGATACCAAATTTTATCTCGTCCTGTGACTGGGTCTATTGGGTCATCGAATACGCCCCAATAATTTTTGGTACACACCCTTACTAAATCCCTTATTCTAAACGCCACCTTGTCTGTTATATAAATAACGGAGTTTTCCCAAGTAGATCTTTCGTTATCTACAAGATTAATAGCCTCTTGGGTTAGCCAGTTATCTTTAACTTCTTTTTTTGATTTTGATTTGTACGCCATATATCTATTATACATTAATTGTACCTTGCTGAGTATAGTCCAAACTCAATTTCGTCTTCTTCTTGGACAGGATTGCTCTGATTGTACACTGCTAAAGCGAGCGAAAAGACTCTATCGTCATGTACTCCTTCAGGAACAGTAACCTTTGGGCGCCTGTTTTCTCCTATCTCCCATCTAAAAGCTTCTAGTTCTGCGATTAGCCCTTCATCATTTGGAATCTTAATTTTCCTATTTTCTATGAGGATAGCCAAGTGTTTTAAGACATCGACTCTATTCTTTTCACTGAACTTAATAGCGGAATTGTCATCTATATTCAGTCCTTTCTCTCTTAAATTATCCACAACAGGATCTCCCACACCAGTCGAGTCGATGAAGATCTTCCCATTCCCGTATCTCCTAGCCATCGCTTCGATCCTGGACTCTTGGGTCGGCCAGTCGACATTGTTAAATCTATCCTGCGGGTAGACTACGAAAGTGTTTAGATTAAAGGGCGTAATCACTGTGTAGTCATTGTACTTAGCAAGGTCAACACCGATCTGGAAGAATCCATCCCAATCAAGGGGCATTCTCGAATCATAAGTAAGCTCTCTAACGCCTCTAAAGAATTGTGAAGCCCCATCTAGGAAGGCACATTCATACTCCTGCTGGAATAAGGCAAGAGGAGTTTCCTTTCGAATCTGTTTTATTTCCTCATCTTTAAAGACAATAGTATCGTGTATCCCTTTTACAGACCAGTACCAGTCGTGGGGATTTTCTTTGGCTATCTGCAAAAGCTTCCAAGAGTGGTTTTTACCTTTTGGGGTGTATATAAAAGTGGCAGTTCCTTTGTTTTCTCGTAGCACTGGCTGTATAATAGCTGTCCACATCTCCTCAGACATTTCAGAATACTCATCAAAGACAACATCTATAGGGTTAATACCACGGTGGCTGTCTGGATTTTCACAACCAATAAATCTGTGGATAGAGCCATTCTTATAGTAGATAGTAAGATCGTTAGCGTTCTTTCTTAGAATCACTTCTTCAGGCAAGTGCTCTTTAAGAAGTGTGTCCCAGATAACGTTTTTAGCGGCCCTGTATGTAGGTAGTATGTAACAGTACACTCCTTTATACTGTAAGGCCTTTTTTATTTGCTCGTTTAGGACGGTCTTCGATTTCCCCGATCTTCGGTGCCACACTGCTATCTTGAATCGTTGTTTCGCTGCTAGAAAGTCCAGTTGGTAGTCCCTCGGTGTATATTGGTAGGGAATCGTTATTGTTTTCAGTTTCGATTTCTCTTGCTGAGCTGTATTCGTTGAGTTGTTCTTTTCCATATTCTACTATTTGTAAGTTAAAGTTATGATCTGAAGTACTTTTTTGAGTACTTTTACCAAATGCTCTGTCTAATAATGAATCTATAGCCTTATTGTCGGGCTTTTCTGTTGTAATATAACAGTACTCTCCTTCTAATTCGCCATCTAGGAAGGCCTTAATCCGCTTGGCGTCAGCCACCAAGAGATGCTCAGGTCTTCTCCTCCCGCCAACATTACGCATTTTGATCTCATAAAGGTAGGCATTTCCTTGAGCTAGGGTTAATTGGGCATTAAGTAAAGCGTCAACATTCTTCAACACGCGCTCTTTAATGGATTTTTCCTTCTTGTCCGCTTTCTTCGTAAGTAAATTAGAAGATCCCCTAGGGCGGCCAGCGTTGCGACGGACACCGCCATGGGAGGTTTCATAAGGCTTTACACCTTTGAACTCTAGTTCCTCCTTTAT